TGGACATGTGCGCTTAGACCCGTGAGGGAGTCCAACACTCGTTCCTTGAAGCACAACTCCAAACCGGCCTTAATCATCAGTTCCAGATTTGAACCTGGATATGACCAATTAAGACCATATGGATGTATGAAGTTAGGAATGTGTGAAAACACATCCAAAACTTCACGCTGCTTCTTGGATAGAAGGAGCCTGATCCTCGGGCCTATTAGGCGAGCAAGATCAAGGAAATTATCATCTGAAACTTGTCTCCACTTCAATTGTGGATATATAGCGTCAGGTGTAATAACCTTCCCAGCGAACTCAGCAAGTTCACTGGAAACTAAGGTCTTATCCGCCGCATAGGGGCATGCCATTGCATTGAGTAATGATATGTAACTCTCGAACAACTTTTTGTCGAGAATGACAACATCATCACCCAAGACAAAGAATTCACGGTTATACCTATGACCCAACAGGGTCAGCAGTACCAAACCATGAGTTAGGGTGAAAGTAAAGAAGGAAGGATTAAACCCTAAGGGTTGTCCTCTCTTCCAAACAATCTCCCCTAGTTCTGAATGCCAAGTCGCACGGGAAACATCCCGAAACAACTGGACATAAGGACTATCTTTGCCATAGATAGTTTCCAAAACTACCTGTTGCAACTCAAACGGGAAGTAATCAGTAGCGGACGATAGGTCTACAGAGTAGACCACACGTTTTGCTCTGAGAGCCTCCTGAATGATTGGCATAGCCTTACCTTGATCGTGGGTACAATCCCAATCAAGGGACCGTACAAGTTTACCCAGATCATTCTTTAGTGGTTGTGAAGCCACCTGGAATAATCTGTAAGGAGAAGCAATACTCCTAAGCTTGTAACCGGGCTCCTGAAGGAAATGAACCTCACCGCCCACCATGGGGGAATGTTCAATTTCATCGGTATGCACAGAATCACAAAATCTGTGAATATCGATACCCTTAAAGACATGGGAATAAATCCCATTCCATAAGGTAAGAACATGACTCCATGTCGCTTGGTTATCAGTGAGCATAAGCTCACTAAGTAACTTCTGCGATTGTGGTACGGATCCCAAAGTACGTGTAGGTGCCCTCTTATTAGGAGAGCCTCTCCACGTTATAAGGGATTGAGGTATTCCACGAATGGTCCTACCATGGATTGCGGACTTTGTCGTCCTAACCAATGAACGAACAAAG